GTAGGAGACATCAAGATGTCGTCCATGTCGATGAGCGAGGGCGTCTTAACCGAAAACCCGATCATGGCGGCCCTTGGTCAAATGCTCAAGGATCCTAAAGTTCTGGCAGCAATTGCGGAGGCAGTTGGTCCTATGCTTATGAAGGGCCTAGGTAACAGCAGTGCTACGGGAGGCGGAACAACCAGCGCCCTCGGCGCCGCTGCGGAGGAATAGAAAATGGCAAGTGTATTAGAAATTATTCAAGGGATTAATCAGGCGGCCGCAAATGCCTATGATGGTTCCGAAGCCAAGGTGGGACTTCAGCGAGAGGAAGGAGACCCGATCCTAGATCGCCGAGTAATGGATGGGTTCAAGGTTAGGTTTATCGGACCCATTCTTCGTATTTCTTATCAAAGCGAAGCACGTATCCAAGATGTTAAAGATAAGGGGTTTGAAGATTCTATCATTGCGCACCTTAAGGAGATCGTCAAGTTTTTAAAGAAGGAGTATAAGGCTATTACCGGTAACTCGCTGACTCTTAAGCTGGAAGGCGACCACAAAATCTTGGTCCAACGCATGTCAAATTATCGAACGGATGTACAGGCCCAATGTGATTATCGTATCGGCGGCCTTACAGATACTGATGAAGTTAAAAGCGGCAGCGAAAAGGAAAACCTCGACAAGGCGGTTAAAGATTGGCTGGCTCTCGGCCCCGGCAAAGCCCGCGCCCGAAAGGCCGGCTGGAATGATCCCAGTAAAGGCAAGTAAGGGATGATATGCCAAATGCCCTCACAAAAGAAGAGATATTAAAAGAGGTTGTTAAGGCAGGAAAGAATCCTGCTCACTTTACGACAAATTATTGCCGCATCTCTCACCCACAACGAGGGCTTATTCCGTTTAAAGCGTTTGACTATCAGCAACAGCTTCTTACAGATTTTAATGATTATCGTTTCAACGTCATTCTAAAGGCTCGCCAGCTTGGGATCTCTACTATCACTGCTGCCTACATTGGGTGGCTTCTTCTGTTTCACCGTGATAAAAATATTCTTGTGGTGGCCACCAAATTACAAACAGCCACCAACTTGGTAAGGAAAGTAAAAGCCATTATTAAACATCTGCCGGAGTGGATGCAGATTTCTCAAATCATTGTGGATAATCGTACTTCTTTCGAGTTGTCCAACGGTTCTCAAATTAAGGCGGCATCAACTTCTGGAGATGTCGGCCGTTCAGAAGCCCTGTCGCTTTTAGTAATTGATGAGGCCGCTCACGTTGAAAAACTAGGAGACTTGTGGACCGCTCTTTATCCTACTCTCTCCACCGGTGGCCGTTGCATCGCCCTATCGACGCCGAATGGTGTGGGAAACTGGTTTCACCAAACTTGTGTCGAGGCCGAGTCTGGCACCAATGATTTTTATATGACCACCTTGATGTGGGATGTCCACCCAGATCGCAACAAAGCATGGTTTGATAAAGAAACAATGAACATGTCGCGACGACAGATCGCCCAAGAGCTAGAGTGTAACTTTAATGTTTCCGGAGAGACTGTCATCCATCCAGATGATTTACAGTGGTACCTGGAGCGGACCTCTACGCCGGAATATCGTACCGGCTTTGATAGGAATTATTGGATTTGGAAGCGCTTTGATCCTGAGAAAACACATTTAGTGGTAGCAGATGTCGCTCGGGGCGACGGCAAAGATAATAGTGCCTTTCACATATTTGATCTTGATTCAATGGAAGTAGTAGCAGAGTATATAGGAAAGCCCAGCCCAGATGATTTTGCAGATATCTTATATAACGTGGCGGGAGAGTATGGAAATCCCATGTTAGTTATAGAAAATAATAACATAGGTTACGCAGTACTTAAAAAATTGTTAGATAAAGGGTATCCTAACCTATATCATTCTACCAAAGGAGATCATCAATACATCGACCCTCTAACAGCCCAATGGCAATCCAACGCCATCCCGGGCTTTACAACTTCGTCAAAAACGCGACCCCTTATCGTGGCTAAGATGGAAGAGTTTATGAGAAACAAACTAATTAAGATTAACTCAAACCGTCTTTTATCCGAAATGAAAACATTCGTTTGGCATAACGGGCGGCCAGAAGCTATGCGTAGTTATAACGATGATTTAGTGATGTCATTTGCAATAGGATGTTGGGTAAGGGATACCGTAATTGTGGAAAGCCAAAAGGGCCTTGAGTACAGTAAGCAGTTTTTGTCATCGATTTCTACATCTCAAACGGGAATTTCTACTACCATTAAGGGAATGCGAGGTCACAAGGTGACAGAAAATGAGCACAAAGAACAACACGCTAATCAGTTTAATGAACAATATTTAGCGTTGATTAAAGGATAAGTAATGCCACCCAAAAAAGGAAGTAACCCCAGAAATCCTGACTCTCCATTATTTAAGAGACTCACACGACTATTCTCGGGTCCGATTGTAAACTACCGCGCACAGATCGCCCGCCAAGAGCGCAGAAATGATTTAGACAAGTACCGCTATAGATTTAAAAGTCTGAGCGGCCAGGAATTTAAGCGCGCCACAGATAACCTCTCACAGAATTATAATATTTTATCTTCGCATGCGATGCGTAACCAGAATCGCGGCGAACGCATGCAAGATTTTGATCAGATGGAGTATATGCCCGAGATCGCGTCGGCTATTGATATTTATGCCGACGAGATGACGACTTCCAACGAGTTCGATCAGTTATTAACTGTAGACTGTCTTAATCTAGAAATTAAAACAATTCTAGAAACTCTTTTTTATGATGCTTTAAACATTGAATTTAATGCATTTGGCTGGGCACGCTCGATGTGCAAGTTTGGGGACTTTTTTCTTTATCTAGATGTCGATGAGAAGATAGGAGTAAAATCTGTGATTGGCCTCCCAAGCCAAGAGATCGAGCGCCTTGAGGGACAAGACCCTTCTAACCCCAACTATGTTCAGTTCCAATGGAATGGTGCGGGCATGACGTTCGAAGACTGGCAGGTTGCGCACTTCCGCATTTTAGGAAATGACAAGTATAATCCTTATGGCACTTCTATTTTAGATTCGGCACGCAGAATTTGGCGCCAGCTTGTTTTAATCGAGGATGCAATGATCGCCTATCGCGTTGTTCGGGCACCAGAACGACGCGTGTTCAAGATTGATGTGGGGAACATCGCCCCTCAGGACGTTCCTCAATATATGGAGAAAGTTAAAACGGAGATGAAGCGGAACCAGATGGTGAACGCAGCAACTGGACGCGTGGACTTACGCTATAATCCGTTGTCATTAGAAGAAGATTATTTTATTCCTATGCGAGGTGGAGTGGGGTCTGATATTACGTCTCTACCTGGCGCTAAATCACTGGACGATATTGAAGATGTTAAGTATTTAAGGGACAAGCTTTTCGCAGCCCTTAAGGTGCCCCACTCGTATTTAACTAATCTTGAGGGAGATAGCGAAGACAAAACCACATTAGCTCAGAAAGACATTCGATTCGCGCGCACTATCCAGCGGCTGCAGCGTGCTCTCATTTCTGAACTAGAAAAGATTGCAGTTGTACATCTTTATACCATTGGCTTCCGCGGCGAAGACTTGGTTGGGTTTAAGTTAGCACTGAACAATCCTTCTCGATTGGCCGAGCTACAGCAATTAGAATATATGCGAACCAAGTTTGACATTGCCAATGCGGTGCCCGAGGGAGTTTACAGCAAACGATGGCTCGCTAAGAATATCCTTGGAATGTCGGACGAAGAATTCTTGCGCAACCAGCGTGAGTCTTTCTATGATAAGAAATACCAACAGGCTCTTGAGGGAGTACAAGAACAAGCCGCGGCAGACGAAATGGGCGGAGGCCTAGGAGGAGACCTTGGTGGTGATCTTGGCGGCGACTTGGGTGGTGAAGACCTTGGTGGCGATCTGGGGGGTGAAGAAGGAGCAGAAGGAGGTGACGACACCGCGCTTTTGACAGCCCCCGCTCGCCGCGAAGACCGCCCCGGGCCGGCCCAAGACCAGCTTCGGCACCCCGATGGTCGCCGCGGCAGCGGCCCCATGCGCCGGCATTTAAGGAGCCTGGTGGCGCCCGAAGTGCCAACCGGCCGAGCAGAGAAGCGTCGGGTGGGACACTCCATTGGGCGCGTCGGTATTCCTGATCTTCGAGCGTTAGTTAGTCTAGAAGAGAATGATGGATCTATTTATAATAGAGATGAAGCAGTACTGTTGGAAAACACATCT